ATCCAAATCATCCCACCTTCGCCATCAAGATCAATGCCGTTGGTAATAGTTTGTCCTCCACCAGAGGGATAAAAGCCATTGCCTTCATACAAATAAGTCGAGAAGACATCCTCAACGTACAATGCACCTGCACCTGCATTACCCGCAGCCGCTGTTAGAGCTTTAGTTAATTTGCTCATGCGTTACTCCTAAACGTAGCTGCCAGTGTATGCACCGTAGAGTGTGCTAGAGACTTTCCAGAACACCAGTGTGTCCTTTGCAGTCAGCGTAGGAGCGACGTTGCCACCGGAGGTTACCCAAGTCATTGTTGGGTACGTTACTGTGTAACTAGCACCGCCTTCAAGCATCAACACAATAGCGTCACCAGAGCTTAGCGAGTCTGTGAAGGTCGTGTTAGCTGCTAGAGTCTTGGTCTGTACTGCGCCGTTGGTAGCGTCAAAGGCTGTGCCTGAAAGAGCGTAGACAGTGTCTCGTACTGTTTTGTTCGTAAGCGTGTTAGTGCTTGTGGCTGTGAGGTAGCCACCTACGTCAATCAAGTACGCAAGGCTAGACCACGCTGTAGAGCCGTCACCAATTTTAATCTTACTTGTGTCTGTTTCAGCACCTAACTCACCTTGAGCCAATATAGGATTAGCAGAAGTCCAGTTAGCGGCAGTGTCACGCCTAATTTGTATTAGATCAGCCATTAAGCTGTACCTCCATTGATTGTTTGTGGGGCAGTGTAGGTGCTGTTGGCAAACCCGCCGTCAGCGTTATTGATAAAGTAATTGTTTGTTGTTGTTGGTGCTACTTGTTGCCAACCACTTAATGTGTAAACACGCATTTCACTAGCAGTGGTGTTGTAATAGATAGCGCCAATTAATAATGCGTCACCGTCATTATCTGTTGCAGGATCGGATGCTTTACTTCCAAGGTAGCGGTCATCAAAGTTATCATAAGACGTTGCCGCTGCTGATGCAGAACTTGCAGCGTTGCTTTCTGACGTAGAAGCTGCTGTAGCTGATGTGGCTGCATTTGAAGCAGAAGTAGCTGCGTTACTAGCCGATGTAGCTGCTGCTGCGGCTGAAGTAGCTGCTGAAGTAGCAGAGCCTAAGATTGAGTCTGTGTAGGCTTTAGTCGTAGCGTCTGCTGCATCTGTAGGAGTGCCAAGACCAGTAATCTTGTTTGTCCCCATTGCAATAGCGCCGGACATCGTACCACCCGATAGTGGTAGTCCACCTGCTGCTGACGTATCAACGTAGGCTTTGGTAGCTACATCTTGCGCGAGGGTAGGATCAGCAACGCTAACAATCTTATTAGCACCTAACGACAGCTGACCTGTCATTGTACCGCCCGACAGAGCTAGCTTGCCTGTCAGAGCATTAGTAATAGTGGTGTGGAAAGACGCATCATCGTTCAACGCCGCTGCTAACTCGTTCAGAGTGTCTAGTGCAGCAGGTGCGCCGTCAATGACAGCCGCGATAGATGTATCTACATAAGTCTTAGTAGCAGCGTCCGAACCTGCAACAGGCTCAGCTACATCAGTAAGGCGTGTGTTTGTAAAATCTACTGTGCCGTTAACGACTAAGTTGTTAACCGTAGACGTACCTGTAGAAGCTGTGACATTGCCCGCTAGGTCGCCTGTGACGTTACCTGTGACGTTGCCAGTGACGTTTCCTGTGACGTTACCTACTACATTGCCCGTCAGACCTCCAACGAAGCCCGTGGTGGCTGTTACTGTCGTACCCTTTACCGTTGATGGGGTAGTCGCACCAATGGGCGTAGAGTTGATTGTGCCGCCTGTGACGACTGCGTTGCTAGACGCGAATGTACCGTTGGCTGTTAGCGTACCTGTAACGGTAGCTGTTCCAGTGGTAATGGTTGAGGGGTTAGTACCCAGTTCTACAATCTGTGTAGAGTTATTCTCTGTGAAGAGGCGCTTGTCTGTGACGTTAACAGCTAACTCACCCTTAACTAAGTCAGCCGTTGTTGGTACGGCAGAAGCAGTGGAGCTGTTTTTGGTTATAATTACGGTCATCTACTTTGCCTTTTGATTAGTGATTTACCACTTAACTTTGTCTGCCCAGTAAGCAGCAGAGCATTTGCCTTTAGCTATGTTCTTAGCGTGTCTTGCTTTAAAGGACTTTTGTCTGTTTTTGTCTTTTGTTGTGGTGGGTTTGCTACCTGCACCACTAACGCCTTGTTGTCCAAAGCGTATAGTTTTAACTGCACCGTCATCGCACTTAGCTAACACTACATGGCTCTTAGTGGGGTGGTTAGGTGTCTTTTTAGGCTTATTATACCCACTAACACCTAACTTGGTCATTCTTGGGTCTTTTTTACTCATAAAGAAAAGGAGAGACAGCACCGCAGCACTGCCTCCCCACTCCTATCTACGCATTTACGTTCAAGATGAAACCGCTGTCAGGACGTAGTGTCTTAACACCGTACAACTGGTCAGCAGTATACAGGTTAGCAAGGAACTCTTGCTTGTACTGTGTCTGTGAACGAACACCCATTTGCTCTGCTAACACGAACGTGTCTTTATGGATAAGCAGTGCAGCTTTGAGGTCATTAGCGTTAGCTGAGTTATCAGCACCTGCTTCAGAAACAGCACAGTTGGTAGAAACAAATACGTCAATGCCGTACAAGTTACCAATTTTGCCATTCTGTACAGGCTGTCCACTAACAAAGTCAGAAGACACATAACGATCAATACCCATGATTGCATTACGCAATGAAGGCGGGATCACAAACGCACGATTATCAAAAGGTACGTCAGCATCGTCCATCTTCTGGATCAAAGCACGGAAACACGCATCAGTAAATACATCAGTAGCCGTTACAGTGTCTTCAGCAAAAGCAGTCAGACCAGTACTAGCGTCACAGTAGAACGAAGCAGTGTTTACGTATGAGTCTTGAGCGTTACCGAGGTCTTTAGCAAGACCGTGTAGATCGCCGTCAACTTGCTTAGCAAGAGCATAACCTGCGTCAGAAGTGTAAAACTGACGAAGACTAGATAGTGCTTGTGTTTCAGTAATGTCTTCGATCAAGCGTGAATATTCAAAATGCTTGTCGATAAGTACAGGTACATTACCTTCTGTGTTGCCTTGGATGCTGACAGCAGTGCCAGAAGCCTTAGCTGTTGCAGTACCACGAACAGGTGCAGGGATATTGATAGTATCGCCCTTCTTTCCTTGCATGCCCATCTTCTTGACTAGGTTAGCGAGGACAAGACTGTTCTCGTACGCTGCTCGTACTTCGTCACTCCAGATTTCTGGAATAAAGGTTGCTGCCTTAGTGTTATTTACAACACCGCCTTGTAGTGGATATACTGAACTAGTCATCTTATTTCTTCCTTAAAGTTATTTAATCATTTTACGCGCCCCTCCTGATAAGCCAACATTATCTCATCCGACAACGCAGCGTACCTGTTAGGGTCGTTTTTCATTAGTTTAATAATGTCTGCACGACGAAAGATTTTTCTACTATTAGTTGGTGAACCTGAAGCACCACCAGTAGATGCACTCTTAATTGAGGCATTCCTGCTGTTCTTCTCAGCACCAACCGTCTGACTTATTAGAGCCTTACGATCTTTCCACAGACTGAATATCTCATCAGCTGCTTCATAATCAAAGTTTCTATCAGCTTGCTGCAATAGCTTTGTTCTAAATTGACTCTCACCTACCCAGTTAACAAACTGTTGGTCACCAAGTACTTCAGCCATGTCAGGATGTTTATCCTTAAGCATCGCCTGTGCGCTTGACTTCTTCATGTCTACGGAAGCCTTTTGAGCCTCTCTGACAGCAGGATGATTATCTATTGCTCGCTGTACTGCCTTCTCAGGGTCAGAAAAGTAATCAATCTCTTCTTCTACAGTTTCTTCTTTCTTTGTGGATTGTGACAATACAAATTCATCGACAACCTTGCGTAGCTCCCCTACCTCTCCACTTTGACGACCAAGCATACGCTCAGCCTCTTGGTGCATCTGCACAAGCTCCGCAGCACTTTTGTTGCGATACTTGTCTGGTACGGTGTCTTCAACGGTGGTTTGCTCTTCCGAGTCCACTGTGTCAAACTGGTCATCGTCGTCTTCTTGTCGTCCTACTTCTAACTCGTCTATCAGTGTAGCCATTATTAATACTCCGTGATAAATATCATTATGGAGATTGATGGACTTGTGAGGCTCTTACGAGTTGCCCTCACGTCGTTCGCGTTTAATCTGATCTTGTCTGTTCTTAGCCCACTTCATAGTCGCTCCGGGCCAATGACCGGATAACGGGTCTAAAGTACACTGAACAGCACTGACCATCCTAGACGCTGTTTTATCGCAGGTTGAACACTCTGTTTCCCTTTCCTCTTCGTCAATAAAGCGCTCTGTGACGTGTTGGTCTGGGCAGATGAATTCAAAGATACGTCTAGTCATCCTGCGATTCCTCTTTCAGGACATCTAAGGCTGAATCCACCGTATGTGGCAAGTTCAGTATTAGATTTGCTATATTCAGCTGTCCCTTCTTGTAATAAAGGTCTTCAACACTCTTTACAGCGTCTATTCCCTCTATTGCATCTGCTAGTATGCTAAATTCTTTCTGTACGTTCTTCCAACCTTCTGTAAGCAGCATATCTTGTATCTGCTCGTAATGTAGTATATCGTCTTGATTCATATTGTTTACCCTCATTAGGACAATAATAGTTGACAAATCACTTAGTATGTGATATAGCGCCGGACTATACCACACATTTGTCTAAATGTCAAGTCTTTTTTGCACTTTCTTTCTTAGGGGTCTTAGCCGCCTCTTCTAGGGCTGTAATGCGCTTATTCATACGCTCATAGGCTTTATTGACCTGTGCTACTACATCTTCTAAGTCTTTATTACTGACCATTTTTCATATTCTCCTTCGCTACTTCCAAACCTAGCTTCTTCTCATCAAGAGCCAAACCTGCTATTCTCATGCGCTTTTCAAAGTCTTTATCGTCATCAGTAGCTGATACACTAGACGCTACAGCCTTAATACGGTCTGTTTCAAGCTCTACAGGTATGCCTCTACCCTCAAGTTCAATCTTCTTCGCTCTAGCGTTAGACTCTGCTGCCTGAGCGTTTAGAGCCGATGTCTGACTATTCTTAAAGGCTCTGTCTTCCTCTGCAATAGCCTGCTGCATCTTCTGCTGCTCTGGGTCAGGCTGCTGCGCTTTAACCATAGTCTCAATCAAGTCTTCACGGTTAGTAATGTTCATGTTATCAATAACTGATTGCATGATGATTGGATATACAGGACTATCCTGAGGCATAGTCTGTAACAGCTGTACCAACTGGGCTACTTCGTATTCACGAGCAACAATACCCAGTGTACTTGTAGCAACAAACTTATAGTCGTTTACAGGGAACAATTCAGGCTCAAACTGCATATACCTGTAGGCTGCCTT